ATTTAAAGGATAAAAAAAAATGAAATGTGCAAAAATAGATTCAAATGGTGACATTATAGAATATCCATATCCTGGGTTTAATTATACTGAGCAGCTTTTGCTTGTCCAAGCAGGCATACAAGCAGAAGTTGAAATCCCTGATAATATTGTTGAGGTAGATCCTCAATATTATAAACCTGAATTAGCTTGGGATGAAAAGGAAGTTGAAGGAACTCCTTTAAAAGAATTGGATGATGAAGGTAATACTGTTTATAGAGCAAGTTATACCAAAGAAAAAATATTGACTAGGTTAAAAGAACGAATTACAGAACTAAAGAGACAACATACTACATATAATGAAAATGCATTATCATCTAGTTTGGAACAAATTAAACAAGCTCTTTTCATAAAAGAGGATATGGTATCCTGGCAAAATAGAAGAACAGAAGCCGAAAGATATACTGCTGATAATAGTGCAAGTACTCCTATACTGTCCGCAGTAGCTTCAGCTAGAGGTCTTACATTACAAGAGGTAGTCGATGATGTTTTATCTCAAGCCGCAGAATACGATTCAAAATATGGGACGATTATTGGTCAATATCAGTCAAATAGACTTGTTCTTATGTCAGTTTCACCAGAAGATTCTACTACTTGGGATAATATTAATAATTTTCAAGAATTTACTGTTTGATTAAAGAGAGAAGTATTCAATGGCCTTTAAAATAACACCAAATGACACTCCAATCGGTACTGATCTTCCTGGAAATGCTCCGGCAATTGCTTCAAAAATAGACAATGATTTACTTTTCCCAGGAACTGTTAGTGGCTATGATTACGATGCAACAACCTTAAATATTGCTGAAATTACTAATGCATATTATCAGGCTGGAACTTCTAATCAATTTAATTATTTAGATTATGGATATACTGGTAATGGCAGAATAAAAAGAGTGGCGTTTGGAGAATATTACTGGTACGTAGGCGAACCTGGGGATGACACTAGAGGCACTGATCAAGGTAGGGTAAGAATATTTGATTATGAAGGAAATCATATAAGAGATATTGATTTACCTAATCCGGATGCAACACAGAGGACATATCTGACAGGACAAACTAATGCTAGATTTGGATTGAGTTTAGCATATTCTGGTGGCCGTTTAGTTGTAGGGTCTCCGTTTTTTGTCAATGACGGTAGCATTATCGATACCTACGGAAATTATTGGTTATTTGAATACGATGGGACATATGTGGGTCATAATGGCTATATATCATCTCAAGTATACTTCAGTGATTCCGAAGGGTTTTCTACTAATTTCATATCAAACCTCGCAACCTTAGGTTTTAATATAGCAGGAGCTGATGGATTATTTGCCTTTGCAAAGGTGCCATCGGACAATGTTACTGGTAACGGTAATGATGGAACTGACGGCCGTCACGATACTGTAATAATTACAGATACAGATTTAAAAACAATTTGGTTTGCTTGTGATGATCCTGCTTTGCCTAGGGCATATGACTATGGTGAACAATATGGATATAGCCTTGCTGTTGGAAATAATAGAGTTATTATTGGTAGCCCATTATTAGGTTCAGCAACGCAACCATTTCTTGGTAGAGTAGACGTTTATGATTATAACGGTAATATTATAGAAAGAATAACTTGTCCTTCACCGGGGTCAACAAGTCCATTTTTTGGTGGAAATGTAAATGTTGGAAATTCGAGAATAGCTATTTCTGCACAATGGAGAGATAATAATTCAGGTTCTGTTTATCTCTATGATTTAGATTGCAATTTAATTACAAGAATTGATCATCCAGATGGAGGTACAGGAGGACAAAACCAATTCTTTGGTAGAGATGTGCATATAGGAAACGGAAGAATATTTATTCATTCAATGATGCATCTATCCTCAAGTGTTTATCCCCAAATTCACGTATATGATTTAAATGGTAACTTTATTACTACGTGGAGTAGTGATGATACAGACTTTAATATAGATACTTCAGCGCAATCAATAAGTGCATCAAATACATGGGGTTCAGTTGGTATAGGCGGATATAAAGATAAATTTGCAATTGTTTCAGCAAATTATTTGCAATTATTTAATTTAGGCACCGCCGCACAGTATTTTGGTATAGGGCAAAATGATACAAGTTCTCCTACTGCTTCTACTGGTAAGTTATATGCTCCTTCTGGTTATAGATATCAATCAACTATCTTTGATGCAGCAGAACAAGGATTTTATGCCTGGCATAATGGCAGATATGATGGGACAACTTCAAATGCAGCATGCGTATATGATTTGCCTGGAACCAGTACATCAAATACGTATGATATGATTCGTTATACAACTAGTACATCTGGGGGGCCAAGTTTTAAAATTGGTAATGGTTGGTGGAATGCTGGATCTGGTGCGTCTAGTGAGGGTACTGTTCAATCTACGATATTGGCAACTAATGGTAATGACGCCAGATATGGCAGGTGGGCAAAAGGAGATATGAGTGGTACCGCGGGATGGTATGTAAGAGCAACAGTGGCAGCTGGCTCTCAGGATAGCACGCTGGAAAGTTTTACCAACTCAATAAATGCCTGGCATAAAATTGTCAATCACCAAACTTATTCACAACCCCAATTTAGAAAATTTGAGTTCGGGAGTTGTACATATAGAGTTGATATTTCTACTTATGCTGGAACAGGTGGCATAGTTTGTACTGGTTATTTTAAAACGGAAAAAATTAACAGTTCAGCTCCTGCATATACACTTACTGGTTCCTCTTCTGCTCCTGGCAGGCTCTTTGGTCTTACCGCTGGTACCGATATTATTATTGGTTGGGAATTTAGAACTAATGGTGAAATTTGGGGCATTGGTAGTGCTTCAGGCGATCAGCAGTTGGGTACATGGGCGACATCTACGGGTTTAAGTACAAATACCTGGATAAGATTTACTCAAAATACATCAGATGGTCTTGGAACATCTGCGCCGGATGCATCCTATAGTGATTCATTAAATACGTGGCATCAAATTATAAACACTGCAGGCGGAAGTACCATGAGAAAAGTTAAATGGAATCCACCTGCCAATACATTTGCTGGCGGTTCTATAAAAGTAGAAATTTCCAATTCATCTGGTGGCTCACCTATTGAAGAAACTGGATATTATGGTATCGAGGTTGAATCCGGCCAGTAATATAAATAAAAATAAAACTATAGTAAGGTACCAAATAGATGGCACAACCAGATACAAGACAAGAATTTGCAGAATATATTCTCAGGAAGATCGGTGCCCCTGTAATTCAGATTAATGTTTCTGAGGATCAGGTCGAGGATCGTATAGATGAGGCTGTATCGTTTTGGCGTGACTATCATTATAATGGTAGCCAATTAGTATATCTAAAGCACCAGCTTACAGAAGATGATGTTGAAAACGGCTATATCGAAATGCCCAAAAATATTTTAGGTATTTCAAGAGTCTTTGATTTATCATCCTCAATCTCTACAGGTTCCGGTATCTTTAATGTGAACTATCAGTTCGTGTTGACGAATATTCAAGACATTACAAGCTATAATCTCCAGCACTACTATATGACAATGCAGAATCTTGAATTCATGCAAGAGATTTTGGTTGGTCGTCCTTTAATCAGATATAATCGTCATGTCAATAGATTACACGTTGATACTGATAAGGCAAATCTAATTGCTGGTGAATATATTGTTGTAGAGGCATACGATGTAATTGATCCTAGTACATATTCAGATGTTTGGTCGGATCGTTGGTTGCAAAATTATGCAGCTGTTTTGGTTCGAGAGCAATGGGGTCTGAATCTTACAAAATTTAGTAACATGCAACTTGTGGGTGGTGTTTCGTTTAACGGAGAGCAAATACTTCAGGAGGCCAGAGAAGAACGGCAACGGATGGAAGAAGACGCAATTGGTAATCTTCAACCTCTCACATATAACTTTATTGGATAAATCATGGCCACAAATGTTTATTTCCAGAATTATGACAACTTTAATGAACAGAATTTAATTGACGATTTAGTTATCGAATCAATTCAAATTTATGGTGTGGATCTTATCTACGTCACTCGTTCAAGTGGAGCTGTTGATGAAATTCTGAATGAAGATGACTTACCCATCTACGACGAAACATTTGAATTTGAAGGTTATGTTAAAAATGTGGATGGTTTTGAGGGCGAAGGTGATTTCCTTTCCAAATTCGGCTTACAGATTAGAGACCAAGTCACATTCAGCGTGGCGTTTAGAACATTTGAACGGTTTGTAACAAAGGATCGTCCAACTAGAAATAGACCATTTGAAGGTGATTATTTCTACTTCCCATTAAACGGTAAACTATTTAAGATTATGCACGTAGAGCATGAGAGCATATTCTATCAAATGGGCGCGTTACAGGTATATGATCTTAAATGTGAATTAGCAGAATGGTCTGGCGAAAGATTCCAAACTGGTCGTGAAAATATTGACACATATTTTGCTGATAGAGATCTTACCGCAAATACAGTTAATACATTGGCTGCAGTAGAGGCTACCGATCCTCTTGCTGATAACTGGCAGTTTGAAATTGAAGCTGATAAGATTATTGATTTTACAGAAATGGATCCATTTAGTGAAACCATCGAAGTTGAACCATTAGATATTAGGGATTCATAATATGGCTATTGCAAATCACTTTTATAACCAACTGACAAGAAAATACGTTGCACTATTTGGTACATATTTTAACCAAATTAAAATCAAGCGGAAGGACAATGCTGGTAATATAGTTCAGGAAATGATTGTTCCTATTTCATATGCACCACATCAAAAAATTCTTGCTCGTCTAAATCAGGATCCAAATTTTGAGGCACAGGCAATTACCTTGCCTCGTATGTCATTTGAAATTAATGCAATGTTCTACGATGGTGAAAGAAAATTGGCACCGACTAGAAAATTGATACGAAATGTGGTAAATGATGATACAGGTGCCAGAGATTATTTGTGGGTTCCAGCGCCATATAATATCCAATTTTCCTTGAATATTATGGCTTCATATGCCGAGGATGCGGTCAAGGTTGTTGAGCAGATTTTACCATTCTTCAATCCAGAATTTACTTCCACTGTAAAGCTTATTCCTGATTTAGATCCTTTGGATATACCATTGGTTTTAAATGACATTCAGAATGAAGAAATTTACGAGGGTGATTTTCTGACCAGAAGAGCTATTATGTGGACCTTAAACTTTACTATGAAGGCTTGGTATTTTGGACCGGCCAAGGAAAGACAGGTCATTAAGTTTATCCAAACAAATATTTCATCAGATGTTCCAGCCGCTGATGCAAATAATACATTTGATTCAGCAGTAGTTCTACAGCCTGGAATGACAGCTAATAACGAACCAACAACAGATCCAGAAGTTACAATCAGTTTCAGTGATATTGATTTTGACGATAACTGGGCCACAATAGAATATGTAACCGACCCGGATACTATAACATAAGGGTTGACTTTTTATAGAAATTATTATATAATGATGGTGTCTAAATATATTTGTAATTCGTAACTGAATGAGGTTAAAATGAAAATTGGATTTACAGCAAGCACTTTTGATTTATTACATGCAGGACACGTGCAGATGCTAAGAGAAGCAAAAGAACAGTGTGATTATTTGATCTGTGGTTTACAGTTTGATCCAAGTGTGGATCGCCCTGAAAAGAATCCCCCAGTACAAACAGTCGTAGAGCGTTACACTCAACTTAAGGCTGTTAGCTATGTTGATGAAATTATTCCTTATGGTTCTGAAAAGGACCTTGAGGATATTCTGAGCATGTACCAGATTGATGTTAAGATCATGGGAGAGGAATACAGAGAACAGGATTTTACAGGCAAGGATATTTGCAAGAAGCGGGGTATCCAGCTATACTTTAACAAACGCGATCACCGCTTCTCGTCCAGCGACCTTCGTAAGAGAGTTGCCGAAAGGGAGAAAAGTAAAAAATGAATACAAAATTTGGAATAGGTGTCGTAGTAGCAATCGTAATGCAAGTGAGTGCATTTGTTTGGTGGACCGCACAGCAGGCTCAAACTATAGAAACTTTAAAGGCTGAGGTTGACGGTCTTACATCACAAATGGCAATCGAGCGCCAAATTAATAAGGAACGTGATGTAAAAGATCTCAGACAGGATTTAAATTTTCTTACAAAAGCATTAAACAAGCACATTGAAAATAATGATACCAGAATTAAGCACAATAATTCGTTAGTTCAAGAAGACTTTGAAAAAATATATGATTGGCTTTATGAGATTGATAATGATATTGAAATGCTAATTGAGTTTGCCAGATTTACAGAAAATAAATGGGCAGACTCCTATGGTACAGACGATACATATGAAAGAAAATGGGGAACAAAATCACCATCGGAGGAATAATATATGGCTGAATTTGAACGTGATGTAATCAGAGCAAAGGATACATATCCTGCAGATCATAAACTTGCTTGGGAACCAGAGAAAGAATGGATTTATGAAAGCCCTGATAAAGGTAAAACAATTTTTGCCAGACCGTTAGGTGGTTGTCCTACTAGTAGGAGATTAATTAAAGGATCAGATAATGAGTGACGATAAAATTGCTCAGGCTTTAGGTATTACACCTATTGCAGAAATCAAGGAGGACGAGGAAATTAAAGATGTCGTCCAAGTTGAAGAAGAGCAAGTGGTAAATATTGAAAAATTTGAAGAGCATCTCCCTGCTGTACAGGATACCAACGAGGAAAATATTAACGACATTGAGTTGGCAAGACAAAACGTACAGAACATTATTGAGATGGGTGATGATGCTGTCCGTGAAATGGTAGAGATTGCTAAACAATCGGAATCACCTAGAGCATTCGAAGTCGTATCAACTCTTATGAAAACACTACTTGATGCAAATAAGGATTTTGTAGATTTATCAACCAAGAAGAAATATGCAGTTGACGATACTGGTCCAAAGGCTGAAACACAGGTGACAAATAATAATCTTATTGTATCGACAGCTGACCTTCTAAAGATGATCAAAGGCGAGGCTGAATGAGTTTATCTCCTGGATATCTGGGTAATGCTAATCTTAAAAAGATTGGAGAGGAAATTGAATTTACTCCTGATCTGATTAAGGAGTATATGAAGTGTGCTCAGGACCAGTTTATTTTGCCAAAAATTATATTAAGATTGTACATGTCGACAAGGGTTTGGTTCCCTTTAATATGTACGATTATCAAGAAGAAATTACAAAGAAAATTTCCAATAACAGACGTGTCGCTGTATTAACGGCTAGACAGTCTGGTAAAACAACGACAGCCGTAGCTGTTATCCTTCATTATATCCTATTCAATGAATATAAAACCGTAGCCATTCTGGCTAATAAAGGTGACTCTGCTAGAGAGGTTCTCAGTAGAGTTCAGTTAGCCTACGAAGCACTTCCCAAATGGATTCAGCAAGGTGTTGAGGAATGGAACAAAGGTAATATAACTTTAGAAAATGGTTGTAAGATTTATGCAGGAACAACTTCCTCGAGTGCTATTCGTGGTAAATCTATTGCCTTTCTATATCTTGATGAGGTTGCATTTATTGAAGGCTACGATGATTTCTTCGCATCGGTTTATCCGACGATTTCATCTGGCGAAACCACAAAATTATTGATGACATCAACACCCAACGGTTTGAATCATTTTTACAAAACATGTAAGGGTGCTGAAGAGCAAACAAACGGCTATGAATTTGTCAAGGTAATGTGGAACGATGTTCCTGGCCGAGACGATAAATGGAAAGATGAAACACTAGCGGCATTGGATTATGACGATCAAAAGTTCCGACAAGAGTACTGTTGTGAATTCCTAGGCAGCTCTGGTACTCTAATTGACGGTTCAAAACTTAAAGAACTAGTGTATTCTCGACCCATATTAGAAAAAGATAATATTTGCCAATATGAAAAACCAATAGATGATCACGTATACGTTATGACGGTTGACGTTTCTCGTGGTAAGGGTTTGGATTATTCTACATTTAATGTAATTGATATAACACAAATGCCCTATAAACAGGTGTGTACCTTCAGAGATAACTTTATCACGCCGGTTGATTTCGCTAGTGTTATATATAGAATAGGAAATTTCTATAACGAGGCAGCAGTATTGGTGGAAATCAATGATATTGGTGAACAAGTTGCTGATGTCTTGTTAATGGACTATGGTTACGAAAATATTCTTTATACAGAAAATGCAGGTCGTAGTGGAAAGAGAATATCTAGTGGCTTTGGGAAGGCAGTTGATAACGGAATCAGAACAACTAAAAGTGTAAAATCCATAGGTTGTTCTATATTAAAAATGTTGGTAGAGCAAAACCAACTTATATTATGTGATTTTAATACGATTCAGGAATTGTCTCGCTTTTCAAAAAAAGGTGCCTCTTATGAGGCTGAATCCGGTTCACATGATGATCTGGTTATGAACTTGGTTATTTTCTCGTGGCTCACTGATCAGGGATATTTTAAGGATATGACTGATATAAATACGATGATGGCACTAAGAGAAAAAACTGAAGAACAAATAGAAGAAGATCTCCTACCTTTCGGGTTTATTGATATAGGTGATGATTACGGTGACGATGAAGGCTTTGTAGCGGTTGAAAGGGACTGGAATTATTAAAACAATATTTTTATAAATAAACATAGTGACATGAACTTAAAAAAACCGTTTCTAAAATAATTTATAAAGGAGAAAGATATGGCTTTTACCGTAAGTCCTTCCGTTATTGTTCGAGAGGTGGACGCATCGGCAACAGTACCGGCCATCGCGACACCACCCGGCGCAATAGCTGGGGTTTTCAGATGGGGTCCAGTTAACGAACCTATTCTTATTACGTCAGAAGATAATCTCGTAAGCAGATTTGGTATGCCTGATGACAGCAATTTTGAAACATTCTTTACTGCAGCTGATTTTCTAGCATATGCAAATCCACTTTTTGTAACACGTGCTGATAACGGTGCTACTGCAGCAGACGCTACCACCGAGGTATATTTTGATGCCAATACGGCATACGCGAATACTGCGGCGCCTGGTTATGTTGAAGGTACTACTCCAGGCTCAATCGGTGCCTTGGATGCAGCAAATACCACATTTGGTGCCTTTGAAGCAAAATATGCTGGTACGATGGGTAACGCAATCGAGGTTGCATATGCAAAAGGTAGTGATTTTGAATCACAAATTATTGCGACCGGCGAAGCTCTGGCAGTAGATTTGGGTGATATTACTAAGGCACAACCAGAATTAGCATTTAATTCATCAACATTAACAATTCAAGTTTTAGCAGCAAATGAAATTGAAAACGGCGCTGTTAGTGTTGGGGATGTAATTGTAATTGGTTCAGATAGTGCTGGATACCAAGAATTGGAAGTTTCTGCATTTAACAGTACATTGTTGGATGGCTCTGGTGATCCTCTGGCCGATCAAGCAAATACTAGTGCGGCAGCTGCCTATGAATATGAATTCACATTTACAGGCAGATATACAATTGCTGAACAACTACCCGCAAAAGTTAACATGACCAGAAAATGGAAGTATGGTAACTTGTTTGGTAAATCAGCAGATACTGATAAGTATCATGTTGCAGTTGTTGATGCAACTGGTGCAATTTCAGGATCTACTGGTACCGTACTGGAGGTTTATAATAACTTATCAACAACCCCAGGTGCTCAATTAGGTGACGGAACAGATAATTACTATCATACAGTAATTGAAAATAGTTCAATCTGGGTTA